CGCAGGATCAAGAAGCATATATGGAAGACCTTCAAAAGGTTGAAGCAAACGCTGCAACCCGGAAGGCTACCAATAGCTTTACGAGACAAGCGCAAATCATGATTACTGAAATAGATGAAGCAGTTAAGGAGTCCGACCTGAATTTAGAGGATGACCCTGAATTTGCAACGTTTCGAGAATTATGGAGTCCTGCATTCAAAAATCAGGATTTAGGTGGTATCTATCAGGCTCATGCCGAATTTAATCGGTCTTTGAGAAAAATAGAAAAAGATCGTAGGCTCTCTGATAAAGATGAGCTAACTAAAGCAGCCGATGATCGAGTAAAACAATTTGCAGAGGAAAACGGACTGAATACATTGGATCTTGATTCAACGTCATCAGCGCCGGCTTCTATGAATTCTGATAAATTGATTGATCGTATGGGTGACTCTAGCGCTACGGTCTCCAGAGAAGAAATAGCACAAGCGGCTGAAGTGTTTAGAAAGCAGGGAATCCGCATATAAATTAAATTAGGAGTTAGTGATGGCATCAGGTAATTCGACTACAGATGCACTCGCAGATTCGATTCCTACAATGATTGCTTCTGCACGAATTGTAAGGGAATTTGCGGGCGTAATGCCTAACCTAGTAGATAGGCAAAGACTTGACGAAAATACTGGTACTGTTTGGAACGAAGTTTCGATGGCGAAACTTAGCGCACAAGCTGTAACAGAAAACACAGAACTTGATAACCCACAGCAAATGGAAGACACTTTGTTCTCCATTACACCTACGGTTGTCGGAGTTCATACGGTTATAACAGACCGTGTTGCAATGAGAATAAGCGCTAATGCTTATGCTCAGACAGGATCATTAGCACAAAACGCTATTGAGAGAAAGAAAGACCAGGATGGAATTACCGCAATAGACGGTGCAACCACAGCACTTGGTGCTGCTGGAAACGCTCTCGATTCCGGTGAAATTGCGGCTGCTGCATATCAGATCACATCTAATACAACAGAGCCAGCCCCAGCTAATGTTCCAATCCACGCAGTTCATCATGGGTTTTGTTTAAAAGACATCGATGACGAACTAATAGCAAGCGGTATAGACCAAACAGGCGGAGCGCCACTTACTGGCGGGATTTCTGTAGAAGCGTATCAAAACCGTTACAGAGGAACTATTGCAGGCGCAAAACTATACGAAGATGGGAATATAACCATTGACAGTAGTGCTGACGCTAAAGGCGGAGTTTTCTCACAAGCAGCTCTAGTATTGGTAGAGGGCCGTTCACCATATATCGAGACCAAGCGTATGCCTGAACTCGGTGGCGGTGCTACAGCAATGTATCACTACGATGAGTATGCGTATGGAGAAAGGTCTGCGGGCAACTGGTTATATGAAGTTATAGCAGACGCAACAGCCCCAACGAGTTAATGAATGATAGAAGGAAAGCGTGGTCTGAAAAGCATGGCCCCATTCCTAAAGGTTGGGTTGTTCACAATATGAATGGAGATATGGCGGATAACAGGATTAAAAACCTTGCCGCCGTACCTCGGAAAACGGGTAATATATCAGAAGTAGTCGCTCCCTACAGGAAGCGTATAAGACAATTGGAGCTAGAGCTTCAAAAGGATAAATAATGGCTACAGTTCAAGGACCGAGAGGTCAAATTGAAATATTTGAAGATTTCGTAGGTGTTGAAATTCCTATAGCAGTAACTAATGCTTTCGGAAATATCGGATCACTACGAGTAATTGGTGACGGACTTGCAGAAACAGACTCCGGAATAGTTTCACTAGATGCTGACGGAGTAAATGGTGTTGCACAGTTCACTACCACAAACGAAGACAAGCATGCAGCCGGTGTAACTACCGCAGCAATGTTTGACGTAGGAAACATGGGAACCATAGTTGCTGAAGCTAGGTTACGATTACCTGCACTTGCTAACAGAGAAATATTCTTTGGATTAAGCGATGTCAACACAGACACCGTTTCATTAGAAGATGATGTCTTTCATGGCAATGGCACAACTATAACGCTTACAGCGTCTGACGGTGGAGGTTTCCTATATAGCTCAGAATTAACAGACTCTGCAGACTGGCACATGATCTATAACGGTGGAACCACAACAGGTGAAACCACTTCTACATCTGTAGATGCGGATGATGCCGCAGTTGCAGGAGAGTTTCAGATTTTGAGACTTGAAGTTGCTGAGAACGGGACATGCAGATGGTATATCGATGGCGTTCTAAAGCAGACAAAAACAGGTGCCGTTTCAACATCAGTTGATATGGCAATAATCCTAGTTGTCGAAGCAAAAACAACTACAGCACTAACCATGGATGTTGATTACTTCTATGTAAGAAGTGCTAGAGACTTTACAGTTTAAGGGAATTAAGTGGCAAAACTTGTTGAATTAGCCACGACAGAAATTTGGGGTCACGAGCCGTGTTATTACGTTTCAGAGATGAATAAGATGGCTCCTGACTTCAAAGGACTGCGAAGGTATCAAACCATAACGGTTATAAGAAAAGACCGTAAAGTCAGGGTGGAACGTGACATCGGAGACTCAAGACTCTTCGGGGAGCAGTTCCAGCTTATATGTGGTGCGCCTGACGGAAAAGGCGGAGGTGAAGCTCTGTATACAGTTGATGAAGCAGTTCGTTTAGCACAGGACATGAACCTAAACCCACCACCTAAAACTGAAATAAAACCTAAAGATTGGAACAAAATCTTTTGGGACAACGTGGAAGAAAAAAACAAGTGGAAGCGAGGTCAAAGTACATTTGGCCCACTTTATAAAAAGGAGCGTACCTAATGGTTGACCAACCTTCAGTACAGGAAATGTTAAGAGATGCAGATGCCGCACCGGAACCAGGAAACATGAGTGCAGGAACTGTTATAGGTAATGCAAACGGAATGCAGATGTCGGCAACTGAACTCAGAAGCGCAGGATACGTTTATGTTTACAACGTCAGAACCGGAGACCGGAGTACGGTTAATAGAAACATGCTTGAGCAACAGCTTCAGAAAACTTTTGAAGATGGAACTTATGCTTTTTCTACAAAAAAACCAGTAGGCATAGAACCCGCTAGAGGTAAAATTAAATGCCTATTACATGCGGATGACCCTAACAGAGAGAAATATAGCTCTATGGGGCTTCCTGTCTGCCGTAAGTCAAACATTGTCGCTTCTCACGATTTAAGAGTTCATATGGAAAAACGTCACCGCAGAGAATGGGCAACTATTAACGGTGAGGAAATTGAAAAAGATAAGATAAGAGAAAGGGATCGTCAAGATAATCTGACAGAAGCTATAAGGCTTTTAGCGGAAAATAATAGTAATAATCAAAGTAGAGGAAAGAACAATGCCTAAAAACAATCTTTCGCCTATTCCTAATTCTTTAGTAACCCATGCTGTTACTTCTTCGGCAACGTCTTTGACTGTTCCCGATCAAGGCAATTATGCAGAAGGTTATGTAAGAACCAATTCCGTTGTAGAAACACGGGATGGTACTGCACCTACTACAACTAAAGGAAGGCAATGGGCGGCAGGCGATATTATAGTTTTAAGATCCAGAGATGAAGTTACAGGATTTCAAGTCATCCGTGAAAATGATTCTAATGCAGCAACCATAGACTTTGAATTCTGGAACAAAGTGCCAGGTATGAACTAATGTCAGGCGTATTATCATCAGGAGTATCAAAACCAGGATCGGGCGATATTGAAGGCGTTACAGCCGGAGACGGTATATCAGGTGGTGGCACTAGCGGAACTGTCACAGTAACACTTGATTTATCTGAACTAAGTGCAGTAACACCTGCAAACGGCGATTCCCTATCGACCATTGATAGTGATGGAGCTAATGAGCAATTAACTACCGTAGCAGCTTTAGCAACTCTGTTTGCTGGAGTGGGATTGTCTGCGTCTAGTGCTGTTCTTACTTTAGATTTATCAGAGTTGAGTGCAGTAACCCCGGCAAACGGAGATAGCTTAGCCACTATAGATAGTGATGGCGGAACAGAACAATTAACAACTGTAGCAGCATTGGCAACCTTATTTGCTGGCACAGGATTAGCAGCATCTAGTTCAGTTTTAAGTATAGATTTTTCAGAATTAAGTGCAGTCACTCCAGCTAATGGAGATTCTTTGGCTACATTAGATTCTGACGGAGGAACGGAACAGCTAACAACTGTAGCCGCTCTTGCAACATTGCTTGCAGGTGATAGTTTAACTGCATCTAGTTCTGTTATAGGGGTAGATGACAGCACGGCTTCTGTTAAAGGAGCTGTTATCGTTGCAGGTGGAACTGATGCGACAGTAAGTTATTCAAGTGGCACGGCCACAGTAGCTGTTGATGACGCATTTATAAAGAATGATGCAAACGATACTACTTCAGGAATAATTACAGCAGCAGGGCTTACGTTAGCTGACGCAGCTAATGTAAATATTAGCACTCCATTACTAGCAGGTGCTGACCACACAACAACTGGAATGACAGCACAAATGTTAGCAGGTGG